CTTGCTATTATGTGCCTTTAGAGTGATTAATGTACTACCAAATCAAAAGGAGGATTTCATTATGTCAGAAACTACTGGACTTACCATTTCCATTCCACTTGATAAGGTCGCAGTTGGCAACCTTACCAACCTTCTGGATGCGAAAGGAACACTGATTAAAAAGGCTCTTGGTATTGCAGAGCTTCCAATCATTATCGAGGAAGATGTTATTTCTTTTCCTTGGTTTGAAGAGATGCCTGCTGCTGAAGAATGCACAGCCTACACTGCTTTTATCGCAGCCCTTTGTCAGATGAGCATCAAGCAGAAACGAATCAACTCTGCTGAGAAACCTACAGACAATGAGAAGTACGCATTCCGCTGCTTCCTGCTTCGCCTTGGATTTATTGGTGATGCACATAAGGCAACCAGAAAAATCTTACTCAAGAACTTAACCGGAAGTTCCGCTTTCAGGAACGGTTCACCTGCAAAGGAGGTGCATGAAGATGCGATTTCCTAATGCAGCAATCGTTGAACGTTTAAGAAACCAATATCCTACTGGTACTCGCGTTGAGCTCTTGGAGATGGATGACGTACAGGCTCCACCAATCGGAACCCAAGGAACAGTTCTTGGAGTTGATGATACTGGAAGCTTGATGGTGCGCTGGGATAACGGTTCCGGACTCAATGTTGTATATGGAATTGACCGCGTAAAAAAGGTGTAAATTACACACTTTTTGCGGCTGATATTTGTCACATATATAACTCTAATTAGCTTGCTATTATGTGCTTTTAGAGTGATATATAGTACTACCAAAAGGAAACACACATTTAGGAGGAACCTACCATGACAAGAATTGAATTATTAGACAAAGCAGCAGAAAACGGAACACGCTTCAAGGACATCGACATCAACCCAACCTTCGGTGCAGCCTACTTCTACAGCATTGACGCAGGCAACGACCTTATCAACTTCGCCGAAGTTATCTGGGATTACGACATCGACCCAATCCTTGAAAACTGCAAGCGCCTTGGAATCAGCGAGTTTACCATCAGCTCAACCTTCTCAAGCCTTATCACAACAATTGCAGAGCTTCAGAAAAAAGGATGCACCCTTGACGGACTTACAGAAATCAACAGCCGCTACGACGACTGGAAAACAGGTAAGAAAGAACGCATTCCTGCATTCAAGATGAGCATTGCAAAGTAAGGAGGCGACAAGGATGTGGCACGAAGGAACCATTGGAATCCCAAAAGGCGATAAGTACACCATCGCCCACTACTGGGTCAAAGCCTATGAAGAAGGAAGCGAGTACGGAATCAATAATGGTCGCATTTCCAAGCTGACCATTAAGATAGCCGGTAAGATTACAGCCAACTACGACAGAGGCTGGGACATCGAACCAGCTGAGGATGATGAAGCAACACAGATTGCCTACTGCATTCTCTTACAGAATTACAACTAAAAACCCGGAAATATAAAATCCCGGATGCAGAGCCGAAAGGCCCTGTATCTCGTTATGTCGGTCGCAATGATGCGGCTATTTTTTATGCCCTTTTGGAGGTGAAAATTTGAGAAAACTGAAAAAATATAAGCCGACAAAGTTCAAAGCTAAGGATTCCCACTACGATGAGGAAGCTGCCGATTACGCGGTGAATTTTATCGAATGCTTGTGTCACACCAAAGGAACATGGGCCGGTAAACCCTTTGAACTGATAGATTGGCAGGAACAAATCATAAGAGATATCTTCGGTACATTAAAGCCGAATGGTTATCGACAATTCAATACAGCTTATGTGGAAATTCCTAAGAAGATGGGAAAATCAGAACTTGCTGCAGCTGTTGCTCTACTGCTTACTTGCGGTGATGGTGAGGAACGAGCTGAAGTATATGGCTGCGCCGCTGACCGCCAGCAGGCAACTATCGTATTTGATGTTGCTGCAGATATGGTGCGTATGTGTCCGGCGCTTAATAAAAGAGTGAAGATACTTGCTTCTCAGAAGCGTATCGTGTACCAACCGACAAACAGCTTCTATCAGGTACTTTCTGCTGAGGCTTATTCAAAGCATGGTTTCAATATTCATGGCGTTGTTTTTGATGAGCTTCACACGCAGCCAAACAGAAAACTGTTTGATGTTATGACCAAAGGTTCCGGCGATGCTCGTATGCAGCCGCTCTACTTCCTTATCACAACTGCTGGTACAGATACCAATAGCATCTGTTATGAAACACACCAGAAAGCTAAGGATATTCTTGAAGGAAGAAAAATCGACCCAACCTTCTATCCTGTTATCTATGGTGCTGATGAATCAGATGATTGGACTGACCCGAAGGTCTGGAAGAAAGCGAATCCTTCCCTTGGTATCACAGTTGGCATCGATAAAGTAAAAGCTGCTTGTGAGTCTGCAAAGCAAAATCCCGGTGAAGAAAACTCCTTCAGGCAGCTTCGTCTGAACCAATGGGTAAAACAGGCAGTCAGATGGATGCCAATGGAAAAATGGGATAACTGCTCCTTCCGTGTTAACGAAGATGACCTTGAAGGTCGTGTTTGTTATGGCGGACTGGACTTATCTTCCACTACAGATATCACTGCATTTGTATTGGTGTTCCCACCTACCGATGAAGATGATAAATATGCTATTCTTCCATACTTCTGGGTGCCGGAAGATACGCTAGACCTGCGAGTCAGACGAGACCATGTTCCTTATGATGTCTGGGAACGACAAGGCTTCCTACAGACAACTGAAGGTAACGTTGTTCACTATGGTTATATTGAAAAATTCATAGAGCGACTTGGTGAGCGGTTCAATATTAGAGAAATCGCCTTTGACCGTTGGGGTGCTGTCCAGATGGTACAGAACCTTGAAAACATGGGATTCACTGTTGTTCCATTTGGTCAGGGCTTCAAAGATATGTCGCCACCTACTAAGGAACTTATGAAACTAACACTTGAAGAGAAACTGGCCCACGGAGGTCATCCGGTACTGCGCTGGATGATGGATAACATTTATATCCGTACTGACCCGGCTGGAAATATTAAAGCAGATAAAGAGAAATCTACAGAGAAGATTGACGGTGCCATTGCAACGATTATGGGCCTTGACCGTGCAATCCGCTGTGGAAATGATACCGGTGCTTCTGTCTACGATAACAGAGGCATTTTGTTTATTTAGGAAAGGCTGGTGATGATATATGAGCTTTATTTCTGGTTTATTTCGTTCAAGAGATAAGCCCACAAATAGCATTAACGGAAGCAGCTACCGCTTCTTGTTTGGTGGAAGCACCTCTGGCAAATCAGTAAATGAACGTTCTGCCATGCAGATGACTGCAGTTTATGCCTGCGTCCGTATTCTTTCAGAGTCTATTGCTGGATTGCCAGTTCATCTTTATCAGTACAAAGATGGTGGTTCTAAAGCAAAAGCTATCGACCATCCACTTTATACCTTGCTTCATGATGAGCCGAATCCTGAAATGACATCATTTGTATTCAGGGAAACACTCATGACGCACCTTCTATTGTGGGGTAATGCTTATGCACAGATTATCCGAAATGGTAAAGGTCAAGTCGTTGGCTTGTATCCTTTGATGCCAAATCGAATGTCGGTTGATAGAGATAATAAAGGCCAGCTCTACTACCAATATCAAATGCAGGATTCCGATGCCAATACAGGTAAAACAGGAACCGTAACCTTGAAGCCATCAGATGTGCTTCATATACCGGGTCTTGGCTTTGATGGCTTGGTCGGATACTCTCCCATCGCTATGGCTAAAAATGCAATTGGTCTTTCCATTGCTACAGAAGAATATGGTGCTAAGTTCTTCGCTAATGGCGCTACACCGGGAGGCCTTTTAGAGTATCCGGGAACGGTAAAGAATCCAGATGCCATCAGAGAAAGCTGGAACAAAGGCTTCTCAGGCAGCAATTCCCATAAAGTTGCAATCTTGGAAGAAGGTATGCACTACACACCGATTTCCATATCTCCAGAACAAGCACAGTTTCTGGAAACAAGAAAATTTCAGATTGATGAAATAGCTCGAATCTTTAGAGTGCCACCGCATATGGTCGGCGACCTAGAGAAATCGAGCTTTTCTAATATTGAGCAGCAATCACTGGAATTCGTGAAGTACACGTTAGAGCCTTGGATAGTTCGTTGGGAACAATCCTTGAACCGTGCCCTTCTTACAGATTCAGAGAAAGCTGCTTATTTTGTCAAGTTCAATGTCGATGGTTTGCTGCGTGGTGATTATCAGAGCCGAATGAACGGTTATGCCACAGCAAGACAGAATGGCTGGATGTCAGCTAATGACATTCGTGAGCTTGAGAATCTAGACCGCATTCCGCCTGAACTTGGTGGTGACTTATATCTCATCAATGGAAACATGACCAAGCTGGAGGATGCAGGTATTTTTGCAGCGACCACTGCTGCTGGAAAGGAGGAAGATTCCGATGAAGAAGTTTTGGAAGTGGAAAAATCAGATGACGACAAATCAGGAGACTCAGGAACAGACGATGGAGAGAACTCTGTTTCTAAACGGAACAATCGCCGAGGAAAGCTGGTTTGATGATGACGTCACACCGCAGCTTTTTAAGGATGAGCTGCTTTCAGGCAGCGGTGATATCACCGTTTGGATTAATTCTCCCGGTGGTGATTGTGTCGCAGCTGCCCAGATTTACAACATGCTGATGGATTACAAAGGCAATGTCACAGTCAAAATCGATGGTATTGCGGCATCTGCTGCATCTGTCATTGCAATGGCAGGTACAAAAGTGCTGGTCTCTCCGGTATCCATGATGATGATTCACAATCCGATGACTGTTGCTTTTGGTAATACCGGTGAAATGGAAAAAGCTATCGCAATGCTTGAT